TGAAAAAGATGCTTTTAAAATAGGAGTATTTCAACAAATTTATAAAGACATTAATAAAGCAGGAGACAATATTAATTTAGTAAAAAAAATATTTGATAGTCCTGATTTAAGACAAAAATTAACTATTTTGTTTGGCAATGACATTGATGCTAGAAGTCAATTTGTAAATAGATTGGTAAGGGAATCAGTTATATCTAAAAACACAGCTACAATTACTGGTGGATCGAATACCGCTGAAAAAGTATTAGATGCAGCTGATGTTGCACAAACTTTATCTGATGTAGCTGTTTATGGTACAGCACCAACAAGTTCTGCTGGTATTAGAGCAGGTGCAACATTATTTCAAAAAGCAAGAGCTGTCATAGCAAATCCTACTGAAAAAAAAGCAAGAGAGGTAGGCAATTTACTTTTAGAACAAAATCCAAACAGACAACAAGAAGTAATGGATGAAGTTTTAAAATTACAAAAACAATTACAAAAAACTAAAGAAGTGGAAGATACTATTACAAGAACAAGTGTGAGGTATGGAAGTCAACTATTTCCACAATCTATAAATGAATAATTAACTAGGAGAATAAAACAATGGCTGGAACAGGCGTAGGTAAATACAGTACAACAGCTAGTAATAACGAAACAGTACAAAGTACAAACTTTGCAGAAGGCATGGCTCCATCTGACGTTAATAACGCAGCTAGAGAAACTATGGCAAATATGCGTAGTATGTACAATCAAATTGGTGAAGGATTTGTAGAGTATGGTGATAGTGATGGCGAGTATACAGTTACTCGTACTGATGCTGACACTATAACAATCACATCATCTGTAAATTTAACAAGTATATATTATGCTGGTAGACCAATAAGAATACTTGATGGTGGCGGTAATACAGTTACTGGTGCTATTAGTAGCAGTAGTTATTCTAGTCCAAACTTAACTGTAAACTTATCAGGTATATCTCTTGCCTCTGGAAACCCTACTAAAGTAGAACTTGGTCCAGCTATGAAAGCTGGTGGTGGTCGAGTTATTTTAGATGATGATGAAGATAGTTTTATATCTGCGTCTACAGATGACCAAGTAGATATTACTGTAGGTGGAACAGCACAAGTAGAAGTTAAAGATGGAAGCATTGGACCAACTACTGATAGTGATGTTGATCTTGGAACAACAGCAAAAAGATTTAAAGATGCTTATGTTGATACACTAACAACTACAGGAAACATTACAGTTGGTGGTACACTATCTGGTACACTTGCTGCCTCTGTATTAGGAGCAGTCTATCCAGTAGGTTCTATATATATCAATGCTACAAGTTCAACTAATCCAGGAACATTACTTGGATTTGGAACATGGGTAGCTTTTGGTGCAGGTCGTGTACCTGTAGGTATTAATGGTAGTGATACAGACTTTGATACTGCTGAAGAAACTGGTGGTGCTAAAACACACATAATTGCTGAATCAAACTTACCAGCACACAAACACTTCTTGTTTGCTAATCATTCTATGAATGGTACTGCTGCTGCACACTTTGTAAGAAAATCTGGATCTGCTGTAAACTCAGATGGTATTAATAAATCAGCTTCATTAGAATATTATCAGTCATCAGGATCAGATGATTTTAAATATTCTATGGCTTATGATACTAATAATGCTGCTCCTACTGTTCACCCATCATCAGCAACTGGTAGCGGAGCTGACGTATCGCACATGAATCCATACATTGTAGTTTACATGTGGAAAAGAACAGCTTAATTTGCTATATTTAAGCAAATCAACATAGGAGATAATATGTTTATATTAGACGAAAAAGAATATGATGAAAATAAATTGAATGAACAAGGCAAAGTTGCTTTAGTTCAAATTCAAAACATCACAAATAAACGCAATCAACTTGCATTACAGAATGATGAGCTAAATGTTTTATCAGAACATTATAGTAAAATTCTTAAAGACAATCTACCTGAAGAAGAAAAAAAAGAAGAGAATGGAACAGGAGAATAGAGAAGCTATTATCCGCATTGAGGGTAAACTAGAGCTAATGGATAATAAGCTCAATACCCTCAAAGATAATCATCTCTATCATGTCGAAAAAGATATGCGTCAACTCAAAGCTCTAGTGTGGTTTATTGGTACTACAGTATTCCTACAAATGTGTTACTTGATTATTAGAACTCTTATGTAGTATTGCACGTATTGTGTAAATCATATAAAAATCAAGTATGTCTAAGAACTCGGTTATACTTGTTATTTCAGATACTCATTGTCCTTATCATCATCCTGATTTAATACCTTTCTTAAAAGCCATCAAAAAAAAATACAAACCTGATCGTGTTATTCACATTGGCGATGAGGTTGACTCACACGCTATATCATTCCACGACTCTGATCCTGACTTATATAGTGCAGGAGATGAACATCAAGCATCTTTGCTAACTATCCATCAAATGGAAAAATTATTTCCTAAAATGGATCTTATGGATTCTAATCATGGATCATTAGTCTATCGTAGACAGAAAGCTAGTGGTCTACCAAGAGCTGCAATGAAATCTTACAATGAGTTTTTAGAAGTTGGACCTGGTTGGAAATGGCATGATGATCTTTTGCTTACTATGTCTAATGGACAACAGGTTTATTTCTGTCATGGTAAAGCTGCTAATGTCTTAAAAGTAGCACAACAATATGGTTGTCCAACGGTCCAAGGTCACTACCATAGCTCGTATTCCATTTTGTACTGGGGAAATCCTAACAGTCTAAACTGGGGTATGCAAGTCGGGTGCTTAATAGATGCCAAATCACTTGCCTTTGAATATTGCAAAACACAAAAGTCCAGACCCATTATAGGTTGTGGAATAATCATAGATGGATTGCCAAAATTACTACCAATGGTCTTGTCAAAAGGAGGCAGATGGAATAAAGTGTGTCCATGAAAACATTGGATAAACAAATCAAAGGCAATCACTATAAAAAGTTTATCATACAACCTGCTGAGTTTATCAATATCAACAATCTGCCTTATGCAGAAGGAAATGTTGTGAAGTATGTTTGTCGACACAAAATGAAGGGTAAAAAGGAAGATATAGAAAAAGCTATACACTACCTCGAAATGATTATAGAAAGAGATTATGAATAACGTGGCAAGAATGGAAATTCCAAATAGGATGAGATCCGTAAATGTTCGCATGATTATTGACGATATGCCAATAGTTGCTACACTAGATCACATCATCTCAAAAACTGGTATTACGCCTGCCGCAGTGTGGGTAAAAACAAAGAAATCAGAGTCTACATTAGATAGAGAGCTACGCAGCTCTGGTAAGGCTGTATCTTTATTATTACAGTATGGTTGCTCTTTAAAAGAAATTTCAGAAACATTTACCAGAGATAGTATTATTGGCTCTGTTGTTTGGTATTTGCATAAAGAATTAGATGGTATTTTACAAGGCGATCAACCTGATAAACTACCAAAACTATCTACGCAACCGTCAGGATATACAATAAAATGAACGAAGTTAAAGATAGAATTAAAGCACATGAAGGTTATCGTTTAGAACCATATCATTGTACTGAAGGTTTTCTTACTGGTGGATATGGACATAAGATACTCGATGGTGAAGAAGTACCGACTACCCAAGAAGGTTGGGAAGATTTATTTAACAAAGATTTTGAAAAGGCTTTAAACGGGGCAAACAGCCTCATAGAAGAACATTTGGAGAACACTGGGTGGATAGACCTAGAAGATCATAAAAGGAACGTCATACAGGGCGTTTTGATCGAAATGTGCTTTCAACTAGGACAAGCTGGTGTCGGTAAATTCAAGAAGATGTTTAAGGCATTGGCTGAATGTGACTTTGAAGAAGCATCTGCACAAATGAAAGACTCAAGATGGAGACAACAAACTCCAGCTAGGTGTTTAGAACTAAGCACCATCATACAAAACACTTAAGGACATACAATGAATCCATTATTATTGATTAAACCCCTTTTGGGGTTAGGGGGAACTTTGCTTGGAAACCCCGTTACCAAACTTATAACAGAAAAAACTATCGGAGCTATTTCTCACAAACTTGAGAAGGATAAAATCATCAAGGCTAAAGAAATAGAAGCTGCAAGAGATGTAGATGTAGCTAAGATTGGAGTACAGTTAGAACAGGTTCGCCAAACACAAAACTCATGGAAAGACGAATGGCTCACTTTGACATTCTCTGGCATATTTATTTGTCATTTTATAGGACCACTACAACCTCACATGAATAGAGGTTGGGAGATCCTAGCTCAAGCTAACGATTATTATTGGGTTATTATCCTCACAATAGTTGGTGGATCATTTGGAGTATCAACACTGAAAAAATTTAAGAAATGATTTGGATCCTAACAGTAATGATGTGGTACGAAGGTGAACAAACCAGAAATACTTTTTTACAAGATATGCAATTTATTTCTGAAGATGCCTGTCAACAACATTTATTTGATAATAAAGTGATGTTGGTAGATAGCTTACTAGAAAAATTCAGAAATATAGATGGTATGAATATGCAATCATTTGAGTATTTTTGTGAAGGTAAGTTTGTAGAAGTGGATGAGGTATGAAAATAAGTGAAAACACCTCTATCTCAATGCCAGCTCGTAATCTTATCTCTATTATTGGTGCTATTCTTGTGGGTGCTTGGTTCGGGTTTGGAGTCATTGAGCGACTTAATATTATAGAAACAGAACTACAACTGATGCAAGCTGACTTACTTAAAGCAGCGGAGCAAAAGCCAATCGACCAAGAACAATATATGTTATTAGAATTTCTATCTAAAGAACATGACAAACTTAAAACAGATGTAGAAGAAAAACTACCTATGATTGATAAGGTAGATATGCACTCTCAGTTTATAGAAGAAAGAGTGATAGATTTAGAGACAATAACAGATAAATTAAGGAACAATGGTACACATGATTGAAATAGTATTTGCTATGATGATGATACAGAACGGTGATAAAGTTTTAGAATATGTTCCTACTGGTGGCATGGCAGATTGTTTACAACAAAAAAGAATTGTGACAAGACAGATTGGTGAAGAACAAGAAGGTATTACAATTCAATGTAAACAAGTTAAAGCTGAGATCGAAAATGATATGGGGCGTTTACGAATTACTAAAATCATAGATTAGTATTTCATATATTGTTTTAACATAACAGTTGGATCAATGTTATCGTTTTTTAAAACTCC